CAGCCAACCCAGATCGGCTGCGATCCGCTNCAGATCCCGCCGCCGGAAGATGTTGCTTTGCCCCTCCGTGATCGTCGAAGTGTTCGACGACACGTTGTACTCCGTCGTGTGCACCGCCACCCCACCCGGCCGCAGATACCTGAGCGCCTGAAAAATGAAATTCTCCCCGTATTGCAGGCTCCCCAGGTGCTCCAACGCGCAGGCCGACCAAATGAAATCAAACCTGCCGAGCTCGGTCACCGGCGGCAGCGCCCGCATATCCAGCCAACGGAAACTCGCCCGCTCCCGGAACAGCGCCGGCTCGCACAGCCCCCGCCCGTTCAACGCCTCCAGCGAATCAGCGTGCATCCCCCGTTCTACCCAACCGCCCGCTTGGGCCTCCTCAGTTGCCAGGTCCGTCGCCACGATCTCGCAGCCCAGGCTCGCAAACAGCGCCGGCAGCGGCTCACGCCCCACAGCAAACCCCAGCCCTCGCCGTCCCGGCGCCAGCATCCCCCGCTCGTGCAGTGCCTGGCTGATAAAGCAGAACTCCCACACCTTGCGGTGCAAATGCCGCGGCCGCTCCCCCAAGCGCGTCCCCCACGCCTGGAACTCCCTCGACTCCAACTGCGCCTGCGTGCACATCCCCGACCGCAACATCTACCGCCTCTCTGTCATTGCGAGGGCCGCAGCCCGAAGCAATCTCATGCCCGTCGCCTGAACATCTCATACCGCCCGTACTTCATCGGACACAGCAGCCCCGGATCCACTAGGTCCCCCGAATCCTCCGCGTGCCGCACCGTCCACAGCTTCGTCGCCACCCCGATCTTTGAGTCATGCAGCCGCACGAACGTCTCATCCAGCGCCGCATCGATCGAGCTGTACCCGCTCCGCTGCCAGAACGTCACCGTGAAGAACAGCCGCTCGCTCGTCATCCCGGCCGCCGTGAACGGCCCGCCCGGCACCTGCGCCTCCAGCGCCACCAGCCCGCACGGCAGAATCTCCTTGTTCGCATCGAACGCCGCGGCCGTATCCTGCCGGCTGATCTCCCCGCCGGCATACAGCCCACCGGTGAGAATCGCCATCAGCGTCGTGTCAGCCGCCAGATAAGCCCGAATCGTGTCTCTCATGCGTCCCTGTCATGCCCTCCTGAGCGGAGGGCCGCAGCCCGTAGGGGCGGGGTGACCCCGCCCCTACGTCCCCGTATCACCCTTATCGGTAGTATTTATCACGGTCCATCACCGGAGGCGGCTATCCCGACCGCCCCCGGCACTGCAAAAAAGGAACACCCGATCGAGTGTCCACCCCGACGGCTACTTCTTGCCCGCTGGCTCGACCACAACTTCGGTCGCCTCGACCAACAGATTGTAAACGCCGACGGCCGCTTCGGTTGTGACGGTTAGACTGACGACATCCGTCACCTGGCACGGATTCACGCCAAAGGTTGCCATGGCCCCATCGGGAAGGCCGAGGACACTGAGAGCGATTGGATTTGCATAGCCAGCCACTGCAGTAAAGCTGACTGCAAAAGTCGCCACAGTGCCTCTAAGAACTGCCTGAGCAGTTGGATCAATTGCTGGAAAAAAGTCAGGCGCCGGAGGCACCTCCTTGATTTCCAGCGTAAACGGGATGCTCTTCTGAATTGCCATGATCGTAACCTCCCAAACCTTGTACCGCCAACGGTCCCGGCTTCAATCCACGTTCCGGCATCAGCGCCTCAGTTTTCCCGATGCCGCAGACCCACGAAATCGCGCACGCCCGGCACCTTCTGCCGAGCCTTGCTGTAGGCGACCTCGACCGCCGTACCGCACACGACCTCGCCCCAGAAGGCGCCGGCAAAGGCGCCGGCGTCGTTGTTGTCCACGCCTTCCCGAAAGTAAATCAGCCACTCGGTCAGGGCCGCAAGTTGATTGCTGATCTTCGTCCCTTTGCAGGCGGCCACAAAGATTACTTCAGCCTCGGTGATGTTCTGACGCCACCACTCCGGCTCGACAATATCCGGCGTCCCGTCCTCTTTGACCAACAGAATGCCTCTCTGATCGGCGTCCGACGCGATGTGCAACCAGCGCAGCCGGCGGCGATCTTCGCGCCGGGCCACCAGCTCGTCGATGATCGTCTGGCGGGTCGCCGGATTCAGGCTCTCGAAGTCAATGCCTTCCTGACGCAGGCCTGACTTATCGCGAGCCGTGATCGCCTGATTCGGGCCAAACAGCACCAGCAACTCCGGTAACGGAAAGGTCGCCTTCGGTGACGCAGGCAGGCTAGGTCTCTCGGCTCGCAGGGTGCGAAGCTCGTTGAGAGCATCGACAAGTTGGCGGGTCAGCGTTTCCACGGTAGAGCGCAGATCCCGCACCTCGTTGCGTAGCGTTTTGACTTCCCGCTCCAACACTATCTCGCGCGTCTCGCGCGGCCCGTTACGGCGGAAGCGTTGCTCGGAACGCATAGCGATAAAGAGCAGGATCACAATACCGAGGCCGGTAAAGACCCAGCCGGACAGATTAGCACTCATGAGTCCGTACCTCATTTCCAAGCGCCAGTACAAACACGAACGCGCCGCTGATACTCACCCAGGCTTGAGCGGGCCAGGCATTAGTGATAATCAGCAGCCACAACGCCGCGCAAAAGATTGCAGCAATGCGTCCCGCCCAATGGTAGCGCCAGACATGGTGGGACGTCGTCAACAGGAACAGGCCGCCCAGCAGCAGCAGCAAACCATAGCCACGCGCTGAGAACACGTTGACGGCGGTCACGCTGTTGCCGGTGATCATCCGCATAATGCCCGTGGTGAGCATGTACAGGCCGATGAAAACGCGTGAGCTGCTGATCTCCAATTCAAAAAAACGCCGGAGCTTCGTCAGAGTGTGTCTCATGTGATCGCCTCAATCAGTGCTGCCATACATCACCGATTCATTCCCATAATGCCGCTACTCGGAGGTGTCCCCCCTCGCCGGAACCGCAGTTCAGGAGAGGGGGCCAGGGGGTGAGGACCGTTTGCGCGCAAACATTACTCCACCGCAGCGTCCAGATCGTCCGCCTTGCCCCACAGCCACACCAGAATCCGCTGCGTCATCCCCACCGCCAGGCTCACATCCGCAATCCCGCTGCGCCCCGTCCCCAGGCTCGCCCCGTACTCATCCATCTCCGGCCAACTCTCGCCCTTCAGCCATCCGTTCAGCTTGTCGGCAAACTCGTCCGGCTTCATCTGCAGCGCCGTCTTGTAGCACAAACATTGGGGATGGAGCGGCAACTGGATCTCGCCGGCCGGGTATATCCCCTCGCCCTTCTCCCCGTTGCTGATCACATCATCGCAGATGTCCGTCTCCGGATGCGCCGGCGACAGATGCACCTGCTCCTTCTCGATCCATGGCACCCGGCTCATCAGCTCGTCGGTCATCCGGTGATGCGCGATCTGAATCTCATTCCTGGCCAGCCGCAACGCGTTGTATGCCACCCCTTGCCCGTCGCACGCATCCCCCGTATACAGCGCCGTCCGGTCCCCGCCGGCGATGTCCGACTTCGTCAGCTTTGACAACCGGCTTCGGCCCCACCGGGGACAATCCTGCCCCGCCCCCAGGAACGGCTCCAGCTTCTTCGCCACGTTCCAGGCGCTGTCCCCCTTCGCCACGCCCTCGTACACGACCCGCCGGATCCCCTCCAGCCCCTCCTGGTCCAACCGCCAAATGCGCTGCGACAGATTGAACCCATCCCCCCACACCCGATCCCGCGCCGCATCCAGCAACCCCTGCAACTGCGGCTCAAACACCACGCCGGACCCGGCCTCCTGAAGAGGAGACAATGATTCCTTTGCGACTTTGCGACTTTGCGTGAGATCGGCGAACGCCTCCCGATGCAACACCGCCAACGTCCCGAACGGCAGCGTCCCCGCCTCCCAGCGCAGCGCCTCGAACAGCGACTTCCACTCGTCGAAGCCCTTTCGCCACGCCTTCGTCACCCCCTCGATCGCCAGGTGCGTGCTCAGCGCATCCCACACGCCGGCATCCTGACCGCTGACGCCCGCCCCCTGATACGCCTTCTCCAGCGCGTCCCGGCAATCCGCCAGCACCGCCCGCAGGATCTCATGCGTCCGCACCACCAGGTAGAGCTGCAACCGCATCAGCGCCGCCTGCTGCGCCTGCCAGACCTTCGAGGCCGGAATGTCCGCCAGCGTCTTGTCAGCCATTACCGTTTCTCATTTCGTCGCGCCCGCTGCTTACCTTCATCATGCCGGCGCTGCGCCTTCGCCCTGCGTCGCTCATGCCGATTCATCCCCCGGCTTCCGGGTTCATCCTCTGGCAGTGGCTTCCCCTGATGCTGCATGTCCATCTGTTCATCCGCTCCCTATCCGCTGCCCCAACTCATCGGCGACCTGCGCCAACCGTGCCGGCCGCGCCCGCGTCTCCGGACCCTGGGCTTGTCCCGGCTGCTGGGTGTTCACAGCGGGAACCGCCTGCGGATTGATGTCCAGCCCGGGCAACAACAACGCCAGCACCTGCGCCGCGAGATCCGGCCGCCCGAGCGCCATGAGCTTCAGCGCCGCGTCCGTCGCTTGCGAAACCGTCGCCGCCGTGATGAGCTGCTTATTGCGCCACTTGATCNGGTAGGTCAGCCCCGCCGGCAGGATGCCCTGCAGCAGCCATTGCCGTTCGAGTAACGGCTTCACGATCTCCACCTCCGGGAACGCCGTCAGACCCATCAACGCCATCTGGTACTGCTCGGATTGCTTATCCAGCACATCCCGGTTCAAATCCTGCCCGTACCCGAGCAGGCTCATCGCCACCGGCGACGCCAGCCACCAGGTGCGGATGTGGTGCATCACATCCTCGATCTTCCCAAGCTCGGCATCTCCGCCGATCGCCTTGATGTCCACCGTCCCGAAATAGTCGGCAATCGCCGCCAGGGGATTGTCGATGCTGTCCCGGTTCAGCAGCTTGTACTCCTCGATGACCGAGCGGTCGGTGCCCGCCGGGAACTGATGCAAGTACTTCATCCCCGCCCGCGTCTTGCGCCGCACCGCAATGTCCGTCTCCCCCTCGCTCATCCGCTTGAACGGCTTCGTCGCGCTCGCAAACAGCGGCTGCCCGTAGCGGCTCCCCTCGTCGTGCGCCCACCGGGCGTGGATGATCTGCCACTGGGCGAACCACACCGCATTGCCCGGCGGCTCC